CCTGATAATTTCCACTATTAGATTGGTCTTGAATTGTAATCTGTTGTCCTACTTGTAATAAAGCCAAGAATATATCTATGTCTGTTACTGGTGTGTCTGTAAGATGGTTGATGTTGATTTGGGTTGATGCGGTCATCGTAACATTATTCCAAAGAATATGTCCCGAACCAGGATTACCTGATTGTGCGTTGTCCTTTGCTTCATAATAAAATACACTTGAAGACACACCATTTATACCACTAGTTCCAGAAGAACCTGAGGTCCCACTACTACCACTGCTTCCTGAACTACCACTAGTCCCTGAACTTCCGCTTGAACCTGAGGTTCCACTACTACCACTGCTTCCTGAACTACCTGATGTTCCACTACTTCCCGAACTTCCTGATGAACCTGTGCCTCCACTAGTTCCCGAAGAACCTGAAGTTCCACTAACTCCTGAAGTTCCTGAACTACCACTAGTTCCTGAGACTCCACTTGAACCTGAAGTTCCGCTACTTCCTGAACTACCACTAGTTCCTGAGACTCCACTTGAACCTGAAGTTCCGCTACTTCCCGAACTACCACTGGTTCCGTTCTGTCCTGATGTTCCACTACTTCCCGAAGTTCCGCTAGTACCTGATGTTCCTGAATTACCCTTTAAATCATTTACATTTATTCTGTAAGTGATTGTATTTGCTGAGTTGTTGAATATCACCCAACCATTAGAATAATCACCATTAAAGACAGGTAATTGACCTATTGTTTCATTTGGACATGCTACACTTGAATAACTAATAATATCACAATTTTCTGCTGTTACAACATTTCCATTTTGATATAATAATTCACCAGCAGGATAGTAATCACATGCGTCAATGTATTCAAATATTGTAATATTAATATCCAAAGAAACACCTCCAACATAGTCATTAAATCTTTCCAAAAAAGGAATTGCCGTAACTGGCATGGTGTTATCCATTATATCAAATAATGGTGGGTCTTGATTCATTCCCCTTTGAATAAAGGATATAAATCTCTTGGCTTGAATGGACATATCAGATACAACATCAACCTGATTTGACATATCATCATTAATCCTATCAGCAAACAATATCTGAACCGTATATGTTGTTGTATTCATGTCATAAGACACGTTCTGAGGACTTACAAACATCAAAGGGTATACTGCTGTCCCTCCTGATGCGTTCATTGAAAATTCGTAGATATTTCCATGTCCAAATGAATTCAAACCAACCCCAACTTGAGATTGTTGATAATATTCAAGGTTTTGAATTATTTTGTGATATGATACATATTGTTCCATTACTTTTTCATTTGTCTTTCAATCTTCTTTATTTCTTCTTGTTCTTTGTCGTGTCTTTCTTTCATCAAAGCCGCAACATTTAAACATAAATACGTTGGTACGCTGTCCATTTGTTCAATCTTTAGAATGTCTTCTTTTGCAAGTTGGTAGGTGAGTGCAAAATAGAACCTAACGGTAGCCTCTTTTTTAGGAATTTCGGTAGAATCTTCCACCCCATCATCGTCAAGTTGTTGAGTTTGTTCGTCAATACCAAAGAATTCTTTATATTGTTGATGTATAAAGTTGATGTTAGAAAAAAAAAACTCGCTGCTCCCAACCAATAGATGATTGGTAAGTCCAAAAATTGGGTTGCCCTATCATCAATTTCATCAGATTTGTACCTTTCAATCACATATTTTCCCTTTTTTCCCTTTGAAACTATGGGTCTATACAAGATTGACATGATTGTATGGATGTTGTCTTGAATATTTTCTGATGATAATACCTGAAAATCAATCCAAGCACCCCAAGCAAGTTTGGTCCAATCGTTCTCCAACCCATATTCAATCCCATTAAACTCAAATGTGTTGTATAATTCATCTTTTTCAAAGTCTTTAGCCATCTCATTGGTGATATAATTCTCCACCATTTCAACCTGTGAGACTGGTAAATCCTTCAAATCCGCTATTGAAATGTTCAAATACAAAGCCAACAGTTCTGCTGGGTTCTTTTTGAATAATTCTTGTTTCTTAATAAATTGTTGATACTGACTAATTGTCATGTGTGGTGAAACCTGTAACACCTTATCTTCCATTACTACTTCTATCATACTATTGTAATTTTTCCTGTTCTTTTATTTAGTTCTGATTCCAACACATAACGGATGGCATCTATGGCGTGATTGTTATCGTCCTCTGGTACATCCAACAAGTTCCCGTCCTTATCCTCCCTGTAACGATAAGATGAAAATTCATTGATTATATTCTTTGAGTCTTTTGTAATATAAACATGATGTCTACGAATTAAATCTAATCCATGTAAAATCGTTTTCTTGGATACAGGTTTAATGTTGAATCTGTTTCGTTTAACCTCCTCAATATTCTGTGGTAATGCTGAATCCGCCCATATGTTCTCAACCCTTGAAATCTTCATCTTTTCCATATTGTAGATAATGTCAGGAACGGTCATTCCCTTAACATACATAATCTCCTTCAAGTATAACTCATCACCGTTCTTATAGACGGATACTAACGCTGTGGGGTCATTATATCCCCAGTCAATTCCCATACCCAATAACTTGATTCCACGTGGAACTTCATCAATTAAATTGAATTTGTTGAATACCAACTGTTGTGGTAATCCCCTCTCACCCATAGCATAGATACGATAAAGATTTTCATCCTTATCTTTCAATGATTCCAATTCCTTGATAATGTTCTTATCAACAAAGGGATTATCCCTCCATGTTGTTTTGAATGAATACGCATCATCCCTTTCCTCCAAGTCATAAACCCACGATGTAATCTCTGATGGGTTCAAATCCACAATAACTTTATCTGTGGTCCTGAAGATTAACTGATTCCAATCTTCAATTTGTAGTTCGTTCGCTTCATTACAATACAGATAATCACGTTTACTACCCCTGAGTTTCTGTGGTTCATCAACTGAAAACCAGTTAATCAAATTCTTTCCAAGAACATAATAACCATCCATCTTATGAAAACACGTTGGGTCATAAACCCCAAACAACTCAAGGACCTCAATTAAGTCCTTTAATACTGAATTCTTTAATGCTGGTAAGGTCTTTCTGACAATGGATAATGTCTTACCCTCTTCTTGAAGTAATCTATAAATCCAATAAATTAAAATGTTGTACGTCTTCCCTGAACGAGAACCACCAACAGCAACAACAAGTCTTTTATCCAACTCATCGGACTTTAATAACTCATCAAATACCACTGTCGTTTGTACTGTTGTCATAATTTTTCATTTGAAGGGATTTCAGAATCCTCACCTGGCCAATCCAAGTCAGGATTCCAATTAATCCTCCATTGATTTTCTGATAACCTCAATCTTGATTGGGTCAACAGATGTAAGTTTTTCACCCATTGTGGATACATCCAATTGTTTCTCATCTTTCCAACTGCTCTTAAACTTGTTTCTCATAATCATGGACCATAAGTTCTGGTTAAACATCTTTGATTTACCCTCAACAATCGCATCATGAGCCCTATCGTACCACCACTGCTCACAATGTTGAAGATATTCTTCATAAGTTTCTTTGTACTCTTCATTCCTTTCCATTATCTCATAATGTGTTGAATGATGAATATTCAACTTAATGAATATCTCAGTTTGGTTCTTTCCCCTCTTTCCACAATCAATCATTATCTCCTTCCAATCTTCAGGGAAAGTATCCTCGGCCTTCATTCCTTGACCTCTATTAGTTTTTCTTCTATCGTTTGTATTTGACATCGTATAATTCAATTCCTTGTTTTATTCCCCCAACCATATCTTCAAGTGATGGTTCACCTTTGACATTGGGGTATAATGATAAATACGCCATGTTTATTTCTATCTTATCGTAGTCAGTGTAGTCAGACATCTCTTTGTTTAAGATAATGGACCTGAAGACCTCCCTTGCGTTATTCACATGGTCAGGACTGTCCAAATTGTTTATTACCTGTTTTCTACCTTTTTTACAATTACACATCTATATTCATTTCTTTAATTGCGATAGCCATCGCTTCTTTTATATCCTTGAATGCTTGAGACATTTCATAATCTTCCCTTGATGACGCATAATTGATTATATCATCAACACCTTGAATTATCTCAACAACGGTATAACCATTATCCAAGTTCCTACGAAAATAATCCCTTATCAAAACACATAACAAATCTTCTTTCTCTTCAATGGATAACTTGAAATAGTTGTTGATTAGTTCATCTACATTCATATCAATAAATATAACCATGTTGAAAAAATAAGAAACAAAAAACCCCCTGTAAGAAAACAAGGGGTTATCATGAACAGGGTAAGGTAAAAAAAAATTATATGACAGTATGTAAGAACGTCTTACCCCATAAATAAATATCAAATAAATTTGGTAGTGTAAAGTATTGGTTGTACCTTTGATGTATGGAAAACAACAGAACAATCAAACAAATGAAAAACTCTCAATCTTACATCGGTAGTGGATACAGTAACCTTACCTTTATTTTGGAGTTTTACAAGTCATCTACTCTACCCCGTATGTTCTATGACTACAAATTGAGTGTTGAGGATATTGATAATAACAAAGGGATTACTAAATATCTTAAAAGTTCTCAAGCCATCAAAGATGGTTTTTCACAAGATAAGTTATTTGATGTGATTATTAAAAATATGGAAGTAGAAAAATTAGTTGAGGTTTTTTTATAATAAATTTTGTAGAACCAGAAATTATACATAACTTTGAAATATGAAAAACAAAACAAAAGTAATTGAAGGATATATGGGTGATGGTGTGGACCTGATTCACTACTGGTCATCAGTTAACGAAGCACTTGAGAGTGGAAGATTTGAATATCTTTGGAACAACTATGATGAGGACCTTGATGATTTTCATCCTGATGAACTTGAAAAATGTCAGTCAGTTGAAGAAATGATTGAAATGGTTGGATTCCCCTTTGAATTGTCAAACTAATTAACGAACTTTGAACTATGGAAATAATATCAAGATTAGACGAAACACAAAGGATGTACTTTGATAGGTGTGTGATAAAATTCAAATCACTTTTGTTAGATGAACCCTCAATTGAACAACAAATCAAATTGGTTGAGTTAATCAGTCAGTTCAATCTATTGGACCAAACACAAGTTATTACACCAAGTGGTAAAACATTGAATGAGACCGAAAAGTTCAAACTTTGGTATATTGAAAACCTTAATGAAATTATTGAAATCTTTTTTCCATAAGTCAGATAAATTAACTAACTTTGTAAGATGAAATACACAAACATCACACCTGACCAAACTTTTCAAATTATCTACTCTTTAGTTCATAGTGATGAATTCAAAGAGTCAATTGAAGAACTACAATTATCACCAAATGAAATAATTGAGACCATTGAAGAATTATTTTATGAACTTACAAGGGAAGATGGTTACTCTTTTAGGGGAATGAAAAAAGATGAAATCAATATGTTCAAGGCATTCTTGAGGATGGTCATTAGAACAAATGTTAATTTGGTAATATCACAGGTCCAATTCAACCTTGAATGTGAGCGTATTGAAGGTTTAGGTCATGAATATATCAAAAATTATTTGGATAAGTCAAAATAAATAACGAACTTTGAAATATGGAAAATATACAAAAAATTATTGGAGAATTGTTTAAGGTTCATAATACATGGGGTTTAATGAATAAACCTGAGTGTAAGGAACAATTTTTAACCAAAGTACTTAACAAACTAAAATCCGAAATTAAGATACATTGTAATATCGGTAGAGTTTCTAAATCGTATTATTTTATGGATGAAGAAAACACTTATTTTTGTTATGTGACAAAACAGGGAATAATAAAAGTCGTATTAAATCAAAGATTAAATATAAATCGTGGTACTTGGTTTAAGATTCATGAAATTAAAATTGTATAACTAACTTAAAACTCCTACCTTTGAACTATGGAAAACAAATTGATTAAAGATTACTTGGACTATGTATGTGCCAGATTTGGTATTGTTGATATAGTTACTTTGGATTGGATGGAAAATGTATTGGAAGACAATACTGATTTCTTGATGGACAATCCAACATTCTCACAGATTGATGAATTTATCTTGGGTGAATTGGAAACTTTGGAAAATTAAATTTGTATAACTGAATATAAACCCCTATCTTTGAATAATGGAAAACATCACAAACCCCAAAACAATCACAGTTGATATTAACTACATCTCAGATGAACTTTACTTGATGATTAAGGAAGAGTTCAAAAAGAGAGCACAAGAACTTGGTATTGATTGGAATACCATTGAGGACGAATATTGGGAAATCAGTATGGACTACACAACAAAAGAGGACTAAGAACTATGAAACAGAAAGATATTATCTTCTCAGAAGGACAACCAATTAAGACCATAGAAGACATTGTGGACTTCATGAAGTACATGTCCAAGAAACACAACATCACACAGGAACCAGGTATTGTTGAAATGGTTGTGGACCACTACAAACAATCACCAAAGGGTAAGGACCACATCGTGATGAACAATGATGGTGACAAATGGTTCATGTCATTCCTTTCTGATTCTGATGTGTTGAAAAAGATTGTTCTTGATTAATTTGTATAACTAACTTAAAACCCCTAACTTTGAACTATGAAACAATACGTAATATCCTTGAAGAACTTGTCAGTTATCATGACACCAAACAAAACGAAATGGGACATTGTTGTGGTCCTCAACAGAACCAAAGAAGTGTGGTTGAAGATGACCACAGTTGAACCAAAACAGATTGATGAGGTCCTTGATTCAATCAAAGATGCTGACAAAGAACTAACACAAGTTTATACGGAGTACACAATAATGGAGGACTAAGAACTATGGAAAACACAATATATCAATTGACTGGATGTGGTGGCCACCCAATCATCGTTAAACAAGAAGATGTCACATTTGTTGTCATCCCTGTCTTTGAACTTGAAGGTGAGAACAATCAAATTTTGTTGGACTCTGAAATCATGAACAAAGAGTTTCAATACATGATGGATTATCTCAAGATGAAATACCCGAAAAACTAATTTGTATAATTAACTTAAAACCCCTATCTTTGAACTATGCCAAACTGGACAACAAACATCGTTAAATTGAAAGGTTCTGAACAGGACATCCAATCAATCAAGGACCTCATCTTCTCTGTTGATGAAGATGGTCAAACATTCTTTGACTTCAACAAAGTCATCCCAATGCCTGAGGAATACAATGAAGGTGACAAATGGTATGACTGGTGTGTTGACAATTGGGGGACAAAGTGGAACTCTGATGGGACACAAATCCTCACTGACACACCCACTGAATTGGAGATGACCTTCTTGACAGCATGGGCTCACCCTGTGAATGTTTTGTCAAAATTGAATGACATGTTCAAACAGGTGGGGTTCTATCACGAGGCCCAACATGAAGGTGGGTTTGGTGGACACATCGCTGAGTTTGACCCCATTGAGAATGAGTGGTCTTATTGTGAGACAATGGAGGTCCTTGTTGGTGAGAATGGTGTTCCCCTTCATGAAGATGAGGAGACAGGTGAATATGTTGATGAGGATGGAAACATTCATGAGGATTGGGAATACATGTTTGTCCCTGTTCCTTAAATCAAATGTGGATAACTAGATTAGGGGGATAGAGATATTCCCCTTATCTTTGTATTGTTGATAATGATTAAGTTCAGTCAAGGGTGGGACATGTCATTGTGTCCGATAGAGTAGACTCCAACCTGCCTATGTTTATAATAGGATGTAAACTATAAACCCCCACATTGTCATATTGTAATATTACGATGGGTTAATATTGTGACATTACGATACATAATTTCGGATTAAGTATGGATGTGTACCGCTCTCCCCCTGTCTTGTTGTTCTCTCCCCCTCTCTGTTGTGGTCCTGTTCTTTATTATCTTGTGGTCCAATCCCCTGTATCAGTATCACCCTTGACATTCGGATTAAATAATACGCACAAAAAAAGGGGGATGTTATTACCCCCTGTCTTTGATTAGGTGTTTAATTACATCCCTGATAATGCGGACATACTTTGAATGATACAGTAGACTGCGATACCACCACAGATTAGGGATACAAGTCCTGTGAAGTTCTCCCCATCTTTTGTAATCTTTTCGTTCTGTTCCCTTGTCAATCCGTTCTCCATGATTTCGTTAGGGTTCAACTTCATTTTCTCTTCCATTGTTCTGATTTCGTTTTTCATATGTGTGTTTGTTTTTTTTATCTTATGTAAAGGTAATACTTATTTCTGACTTATACAAATTTATTTTTAATTATCTTTCTGTGAAGTAATCACCGAACACCATTGGAGTATTGGACTCCATTCCTTTGTAGATTCCCTCAAGACAGCAGTACTCCAATGGTGTACTGATAAAGTCAACCAACTTAACTTCATTGGTATCAAAGTCCACAATGATTTCACCTTTCTTACCTCTGACCCAGTGGACCAAATTACCAGGACCCATAGTACAAGGTTCTTCTTTGAATAACATTGATGTTCTAACAATCTGTGTGATTTGGTTAGGGGTGAATTGAATGTCTTTAATGGTTTTCATTTTGTTTTGTGTTTGTTTCATGATTCAAAATTAGGTTATATCTTTTACTTATACAAATAGAGTTATCCACATTTTTAATTACATGATGTGAATAACATACATAATCATTCCCATTATGTACACCACCCAAAATAGGTCCTTACCACCTTCGGGGTTTGGTACAACTGGTTTTCTTGTGTAAGGTCTCCTGACTGGTCTAACTCGTGTTGGTTGTTGTTTCATCTTAGTAAGTTTTGATGGTTGTGTTTTGTTCACTGTAATAAATCTGATACTCTCTTGGTTCAATAACCTCGTAGTCCTCGTTGATGTGGTTTACATTAACAAATGATGTGTAATCACTTGGAGGGAAATACATTCCTCTGATTGTCTTTCCCAAGAATCTCGCCTTAACCATTACCGATGGTGGAGATGATAATACAATCTGTTCAATCATTTCGTCAAGTTGTGTTTGTTTCATATATCAAAGGTAATACTTTTATTGATACATACAACATTGAGTTATCCACATTTTTATTTCTTTTTGTGGATAACCCCCACTTAACATAATGTTATTTATCTTACTTACTAACGCTCGCTAGTCACAGTTGACATTAAAAAATTTTTTGTAGGTCCAAAAAATTCACGAAAAAATGATATTTCTTTTTTTGATACCTGAAAAAATTCACGAAAATTTTTTTTTTGAAATTATCTTTTTTTATTTCTGCTAAGTTCAAACAACATGCTCTGTTGAAAATTTTCCAAGTCAATCACCTCAACCAATGTTTCAATTTTTTTTAAGTAAGGTTCCTTTACAAAATCTCCAGGATATTTTAGAAACAATGTAAACTCCATTGAGATAAATCCTGTACCAGTATCATTGATGGTTGTTGGGAAATCTGTTGTTAATATGAATCTCTCGTGGAATAATACCTTATCAATATTCCTTTCTACCGTATTTTCAATTGATTTAAGGAACTTTCGTATGTTCTGCCTATAGTTGGTATCAATGGAGTTGAGATAACCTCTTAAATTGAAATAAATTGATTTTGGGTTCTGTTTGTTAACTAACCCAACTTCAAGTTGAAAGTTATCAAATTCTTTTATCTTATAGGTTCTTCCTTTCTTAATCATACATTGAAAAGATAATCAATTCGGTCCAATGTATAAATAAAAAACCCTAACAAGTTGGGACTTATTAGGGTTCTTCTGTGTTTTCTCTTTGTGGGTACAATTAGAATTAACTCAAAGATAATAGTATCTTGGTATAGGTAAATATTAATAACACCCTAATCCCTTCTCAACCATAATTTTTCTATTGGTGATTTTTTCACCAGAAGTTCTCTATTAGTTCTTATTACTTTCTCTATATCTTTCTCTATATCTTTCTCTTTCTCTATATCTTTCTCTATATCTTTAAGGTTTTGTGGGTTAGTGTGGGTTTCATTAAAACCACTTGGGTTATATGGGTTATCTTTGGTTTTAGGTCTACCACCTAATTTACCATTCTTACGGTTGGCTTCTTTTTTCTTTTCATAATTCTCATCTTGAATTATAAAATCCCTTTCCATCCAAATCCAAATACCTTTTAACATTTCATCTTCAAAGAGTACTTCTTCATTATTTGAAAATTTCGCAATACCTTTGAAAAGAAGACCAACTTGTTCAACGGAAAGTTTATCTAACATTTCCCAATGTGATTTATAAATGATTAAATTTTTCATAACTACAAACCTACAAATTAATTTTTACATTTCCAAACTATTTATCAATTATGGGTAAACAACAAATTGAATTCAATCTCAAGAGAAGAATGTTAACAGAAACAGGATGGGTCTACTTTTGTAGAATATGTGGTGATTATTTAAACGAGGACCAATTCTATAAATCAAAGACAGGACCATTTAAGATTGATACAAAATGTAGAATACATTATACTAAGAAAGACAAAGACGATGATGGAACAATGAACTACCTGAAGTTGGACCCACTATCTGATGAGGACTTTCAAGGGGCTCAGAGATTACTGGAGACACTCGGATACAAATTTGGTATAGATACTCCACCCATTTGGAAACAATTCAATACAAGACATAACTTAGATGGCATACAAGAAGATTAACAAAGTAATTTATTTGGATGATGAAGAGATGGTGTGGTGCTCCAAAGAAAAAGATTACATACCAGCAGTTGAGTTTGAACTTGATAAGAATGGAAACTTCAAGATGTGGTGTATAAAATGTTCCAAGAGTATGGTTGCTGAACAAAAAGAGTTGTATGTTCAATGTGCTAAGAATAGAAAAGATTTTGATATTCAACAATCAAAGATACTTCTTCAGAACATTGGATACAAGTATGACAGTGAATATTCAATCCACGAACAATTTTTAATCAAACATAATTTGGTAAAGTGAAATCTTCTTTGTAAGTTTGTAAAACCATCAGGGAGTTGTGTCCTGTTTCATGATAGAGTGGGAGTTGATGGTCTCCCACTTTTTTTGCCCATAGACCAATTTTCTGAGGACCAAAAAATTCACGAAAATATTGTTTTCAAATTTGACTGACCCAAAAATTTCAATTATATTTTAACCATGACAAACAAGGTAATTATACAATTCAAACGAAACAAAAGGATAATTGAAACATTGGAAGTACCAGTGGAGATGTTAAAAGAATTGAGACATCATGTTAGTTATGTTCATAAGAATATGACAGATGGTACTTGGATAATCTACATAACAATTAACATCAAATAACATGGGAGCTTCAAAGAAAACATTCGCAGATATGATGATGGAAGAGTTGTTGTCATTTTACTTTACTCACGATGAAGGTGATGAAGATTACCAATACCAACAATACATTGAATTAAAACAACGTCAGGAAGAACAACTGGCATACGAACAACACTTAGCAGACAAATAATACTATGGAAAACAAAATAATTTTAACATCGCAAGAAGAAGTAAAAGATGAGTATGAAATGGCATCTTTACTTAGACACATCGCTGACTCTATTGAAAATGGAAATGGTGGTTCTTTCCAACAAGGATTTTACCCACATTGGACATTGAAGGTAGAATATGTTGAACTAATAACGGAAAACTAATATGAAATCACAAGAAGATAGAAAACAGGAATTGATTGTTAGACAATCACAAATTAATGCGACAATTGAATATTTCAAATTGGTTGACAAGAAACCAAACTTGAGTGATGTAATTAAGATTTCAACAATGATGACAAAATACGTTCAAGATGGTTACAACAAAGAACTCGGTGAGTCATTCCTTAAGATTGATGAACACATCAATACTATAAAATAATCGTCCATTTTTCATTAATTTATCCAATGACCCTCTGAAATTCAGGGGGTTTTTTGGTTAGTTGTTTGCTTTACCATACCAAGTAGGTAGGGTTGAGTCAGCACATAGTGGACCCATAGCATTGAATGAACCACCTCTAAAAGAGTTTCTACCCCAATAGTAAGAGGAACCAGGCATTGTAATTTGTGAATTAAACGCAGACTTAACCTGTGGTGGCAATTGTCCATCGTTAAGATTTCCGTTGTTGTATTCAGGATAATAAGCAGAACGGAATATCAAATGTCGTCTCATCAAATTGTCCTGAAACTGCGCTTGATTGTCGGCATTGGTCTTAAGATATTGTAAGGTTTTTAAATCAACTGGTTGACCCTGTTCACTTCTGTTTTGAACCAATCCAATGTTGATGAACTTAACCCAAAAGTTATCCAACGCCAGATAGTAAGAATAAGCAATCAACGTAGGTTGAACGTAATTGTCCAACAATTCTTTGTATCTTATATTTCCCACTAAGTTAATATCACCAGTATCAACCAACTGTTGTAATTTTTCATACAGGTTCGTTCCAAGTGTTTCTTGGATTTGAATTGCTTGAGCCTGTTGAATGGCAAATCTTAACTCAGAAGAGTCAACGTTATCTGTAATCGGAGTATTATCTTTCAGTTTTTGTTCTGAGATAAATAAAACATTATAAGTCATCTTAGATTATACTTTGTTGGGTTATGGTCAAATCTATTTCTTGACCTGGATAGATTAATTCAAACACATCTTTTAACTCACGATTCATAAATGTCTGTAATGGGTTAATTGATGTCTTAAGGAATAATTGATAGGCTACTTGTAATTGGTCCGCAGATGATGAGAAACCACCAGGATTTGGTAATCCAATCAAACTACCGTCCACAATTTTGTGACCTGATAAAATCTGTTTCTGTACCAACTCAAACACCTCAGAATAGAAACCCTGTTGAAGGTTTGATGCTATCTGTGTGATGTCAGGTTTTTCATTTGAGTCACCGTAAGATACAATTACCCTACCTGCATTTTCTGAACCCTGATAACGGTTCTCAATGTTCCTTAAGATTTGAGTTTGTTCATTTTCAGAATCAGGAGCAGGAGTGTTGAAATGTACCCATAGTGAAGGGTTTGCTCCATTTATCAAATTGGCTAAGTTATAGACCGTTATTTGGTGGTTTAGACGTATATCATTGATGGTAGATAGATAGTCAGGTGCTCCGTAGTATTCATAACCTGGTTGGAACATTCTAATATGAACGATTTGTCTATCAGTAAAGTTCATTGGGTCAAACTCAGAAAATTCAATCATTCCTGCTTTTCTCCAATTTATCCAATCTCTACAATAAAGATACTTGGTTGCTGGTGCTCCAAGTTCAATTGGTTTGTGAACCCTCATGTATTTTGAAGGGATAATGTGAAAACCTGCAATACCTTGAGACCTGTCTTGTCTCCATACAATTTCCAAGAATAAATTTCCTGTCACAATCAATTCAAAGTATAATTGTCTTCCAATGTCATTTAATGTTTGTTTTGAATTAACTTTGTAATCGTTAACATACCCTGCTCCAAAACAGTTATCCACCTTTGAACGAACGCAAGCATTGTGAATTGGTGACATGTCCAACAATCTGTATAGTTCTTCAGGGAACATGTTATCTAAGCCCCAACTAACAAACGCATTGTTTCTATTCACATTTTCTGTGAAATTGGTTAGGGTATCTACCGCAAATGTTAATTTTTCTACTTGAATCATCCTTCGTATATCTTATAAATATCACTCGTTCCTGAGTAGGTGAGTGGGTTAGTTGAGGCTGAGTAATTTACTTGAGCAATTGTTTCGTAAACTACATCATATGCTAATGCGGGATTTGTATTTCCTGATAAGGCTGTTGACTGTTCCCATACCTTAACATAATACTCTCCTTCTATTAAGTGAACATTTGTTTGTGCTGGTGATGTTGCTCCTGTTAAATATGCCTCAGGTTGACTTGGGTCTATTGTTATACTAAACAAATCATAACCAGGTGAATATCCAACACTTGGTGGTATTCTGTATGGTACAAGCCTCCAAACCTCTTGAGAGAGTTTGTGTTTGAAACTGAACAAATAACAAACAGAACCAGTCAAGTTTTTGTTTCTTGAACAAGTTGCGTTTGCGTTGTTATATCCTTCGTTTAGTATTATCATCTTAAATTATTGTGTTGATATTGGTGGAACTGGTAATGGTGGATTCCAAACAATTAAAGGTAATGTTTTTACCCACTCATTTTCAGGATAAATTGAATTATCAATTTCCGCTTGTGATATTACCCAATTTAATTCTAAATCCTGAACGGGATTAAAATACCAAGATGGTTGAACCATTTTTCTTTCTGGTTCTAATAATGTTGTTTTTTGTTCTAATGTTAAAAGTCCTACTAAATCCATATCTTTTTTATTATCCTAATACTCCTTGCCTACTTAATGAGGTTTGGAAAGTGTTTATAATTGTATTTAATAATGCTTGTTCGGCAGTAGATAATGCTGAACCAAAAGAGAACCAAGCCCAAGTCATAACATTACTACCATCACCTGCGGATTGTCTTGTTGCTACGATATAAGGAGTAAGAGTTGTTAAAGCATTATTATATGTAGTAACTGATGTTCCTTTACTCACACCAGTAAAGTATAATTGTCTATCACTGGCACCTCTCCTAACACTCGTCATCAATCCCACACCTCTTGTTGGGGTAAATGTAATTTCACCAGCAGTATCCCCCATACGACCATACGCAGCACCTCCAAAATCAGTATCTCTTTTTGGTATTACTTGATAAAAGAAACTTGTTGTAAAATCAATTACACCAAATCCCTCATTTGTTGCTGCGGTATTAGGATTTAGATTTACATAACAACTCATATGAAAATTGTTTTGTGATATTACATTTGTTCCCATACCAGTAAATGGTAAGTTTGTATCACCATATCCACCAAAGGCTCCTGTTGCCCCTGATACTCCGTGAGTAATTCCACCAAACCAAGTTACATTTGTTCCATATGGATTTTTAGCGTTTATTGAGTGTGCTGCTGCTGTTCCACCGATAATTGGATACATTGCACCAATCTTATTATACAATCCATTACTAACAAGTGATGTAAATAATGTTATTGTTGCTGCTGATATTGTTGCGTTTAATGTTCCACCCGTATTATACACAGCAGTTAAATAAGCATTCGCTTCAGCAGTTCCACTTAAAGGTGGTGTAGAAGTCGGTGTTGGTGTTGTTGTTGGAGTTTGTGTTAAAGTTTCAGTAGGTGTATTAGTTGGTGTTTGTGTCTGTGTAACTGTAGGCGTTGGTGTTTGTGTCTGTGTAACTGTAGGCGTTGGTGTTGGTGTAGGACATGCGGCAACACTAACAAATGTACTACCTGATGATGGATATATTGGACCTGTTGGAACATATGGTATAACCGTAGCATATCCATTGAAATAAGGACCACTAATTAAATAATTGTCAGCAACAATTAATGTTCCTGGAACATTTTCAAATCTAAATTGATTTGTTTGGTTTCCACATTCGGCAAATAAATAAATGTCATATTCCTCAGTTGGAGTAATTGTTGGGGTAGGAGTCTGAGTACTGGTAAGAGTTGGAGTAATTGTATTAGTAGGTGTTTGTGTTGGCGTATTAGTAGGAGTTTCAGTCTGAGTAGGAGTTACAGGTATTGAAGTACTAGTTGGGGTAGGAGTTTGAGTGTTTGTAGATGTTTGAGTAGGCGTAATTGTTGGTGTTAATGATGATGTAACACTTGGTGTAGGAGTTTGAGTACTAGTAAGACTTGGGGTGTTGGTAGGTGTTGGAGTTAAAGATGCTGTAACACTTGGAGTTGGTGTTGGACTTGGTGGAATTAACGGTTCAAAAAATTGAACTATATCATCAATGGCTCTTTGTTCACCAAGATAATCACTAAATTGTTTTCTATAAAAATTTTGTGGCATTATATGATTATATTTTTCAATTCTTCAATTAATTTATTTACATCAACATTACAATCTGTTTCAAATCTATATGTTTTTCTACGTTCAATTCTTTTGTCTTCTTTACTAAATAATACTCTTAAATAAGCATCACAAGTTTTTAGGTCCAATTCAACAGTTTCAACTGAGTATTCATCAAAGGCAATATCATCAACTCTATACATAGATTTTATGGACATGATGCAAATGCTCCTACACAACTACCTTGATTAATACCAGAATTAGTTATTGTAGGCATAGAACCTGGTGATATTTCAACAACTTCAAGTACATCATTAGCTAAAAATCCTAATGATGGACCACAATACCAACCACCATTAACTAATTGAGTGGCACATTTTCTATTATAAGAATTAATAGATGTAGCACAATTATTTGCTCTATAAAGAAATAATTCATAATAATAGAAAACATTTGTAGGAGTTGGAGTTACTGCTGGTGTACTTGTTGGTGTTACAGTATTTGTTGGAGTTACTGAAGGTGTTGTTGTGTTTGTTGTGGTAACTGTAGGCGTTGGAGTTCTTGTTTCAGTTGCTGTCGGTGTTACAGTATTTGTTGGAGTTACTGAAGGTGTTGTTGTGTTTGTTGGGGTAACTGTAGGCGTTGGAGTTCTTGTTTCAGTTGCTGTCGGTGTTAAACCTATAGTAACAGTTGGTGTTGGTGTAATACTCGGAGTTGGAGTCGGTGTTGTTGGAACACCAGTAGAAGGTTGTGGAACATTCATTACAGACGCCCAAACTTGAACAGGTTGTTTTGAACCTTTTGGGTACAACATACTATTAATAGATGGTTGATTAATCGGTTGGTGTGGGTTTGGACTATATGGTCTGATTGGCATATTAATAAATATAATTCGGCTAATGAAAATGGGGAGATTTTAACCTCCCCAAATTTCAAGGTTTTTTTTATGATTGGAATGTGAAACCACCCGCAGTGAATACTGCTGCGATAGTTGTTGTAACATCCACTTCTCTGATTGAAGTTGGTTCGCCTCCAGTCATCGTGATTGCTGTTGCTCCGTTCAAATCTGTATAAGCTTGACCTGAATTCAAAGAACCTGCAGTAACCAATAGACCGTTGTCTAAACCTACCAACCAATATCTGTTGTTGTTATCTTCTACCAATGCGTAAATTGAGTTTTGTGAAACCAAATCTACAAATGTATTTCTTAACGAATTTTGTAGTTTAGGTAAATTTACCACAATTTCAGGTTGGAATGTTACCGACTGAGAAGTTGTGTTAATACCCAAAGTTTCACTTAATGCACTTGATTGTTTTGGTAATTGGAATTGAAACCAAGTACCTGTTCCACCGATTGCAGAAACCATTCCGTCAGTTACTGTGTAACCAGTAATTGTACTTCCTGAACCTCCTAACAACCACATTGTACGTAAACCACCTGTTGAAGCGGTACGACAATCAAGGGTGTATCCTGTTGCTATAAAACATGCTGCCATAATTTTTCTATTTCTTTATAAGTTAATAGTTTATGGATTAAGATTTACACAAGCAGAATGAATCTACATCAAATATTCCTAATCCGTAAGTTACGTGTGCTTGAATTTTTACGATGTCCTCAAAAGGGTCATAAATTGACTTTACAGTCATGATTTCGTTGTTCATTCCTACCATGTAGTAAGCACTCGCTCCTGCGTAATACGCGTTAACACCATCAAGACCAACTGTAGGAATAACTTTTACGTTAGTACCAGGTAACATTAATACCCAATCAGCACCTGAAGTAGTTCCAGCAGTGTCCATAGTGAACAAGTTCACGAATGAATTGTTTCTCATAGAAGCAACCAAACCTCTGTAGTTAGCGTAAGAACAGAAGATAGTTAAATCGTCTCTGTGTAATACGTTTGCAGGGATGTTTTGGTAGATTGTAGTAAATACATCAAGACCATTTGATGGAGTTGCTGCTGAGTAAGCGATTTGTGTAGCACCGTTTCCTGAAGTAATTAATTTTGTAACACCATTGAAACAAGCGTTATCATAAATTGTTGAACCAGTACCAGTGTTGTTCTGCCAAAGTTGTTTTTCAACTTGGTTTGCGATTCTGTTTGAAATATCTGTCAAGATTACTTCTTCAAACGGAACTGTCTCTTGGAAGTTTGCGTTTGTTAAAGATTGAGACAAATAAGTATCATACAAATCGTATGGACACAATTGTTGGTTCACTTTTTTATTACATAAGTCTACAGTAACTAAGTTTTGAACTGTAGCACCTGTTGGGTCAAATCCACAAGATAAATCTTGAAGGATTACATCGTTGGTTACAAAACCTACTTTTTCAGTTGTTCCTTTTAAGTTTGGTCTGATTGTAGCATATTTTGGTAAAGTCAATCCTAAAATCGCCTTAATCAACATATCAGAACCATAAGAATTGTACGTAGGTAAATTTGTTAAATCGTAATTAAACGATAATTTTTTCTTATTTTCCATTTTAATTTTATTTTATTTTTTTGTTTATTTTCTTAATGACTTGATAATTTCCAATTTCTTATCAGCAATTGATTCTCTATAATCAGTA